ATTGAAGACCGGTAGATCACATAAAAAGGATAGTTGCACAACTGGTCTACTTTGCCAGTTACACTCTTCTTTTCCAGTGCAATCACCGCCCCTGTCACTGGATAGAAGGCAATACCGCCATCTTCATCTAGTGTGGAGAATCTTATCTTTTCATCTTCCTCTAATCCCGGAAAACTATTGAGAAGAGAAACGAGTGCATCTGTTACCGCATCGTAACCGTCTACATCGTACTTGACCGATTTCTTACTTTCCTCCGGCACGTTTCTTCACTCCTTTCGCCCAAGACTTCACATATTGATCCTTTGCAGCATCAAACCAATGGTCTGTTGCGCGTGGATGCGCTGTCTTGTCAAACACAAGGTCTCTGTCCGTGACCACTTTCTTTGCTCCGGCTCTTGCCCACGGTGAGCCTGTGACAGGATCTACCATAACTTTTCCTTCATAGTGGAATCTTCCGTAAGGTGGAGCACCGGCAATCACTTGACCGCTTCCTTGCATGGACCTGCTCATAATTGCTGACACGTTTCTCATGTTACCGTCACGAAACGGCATATACTTTTCCATGTCAGTGAACACTCGACCATCTAGCCAGTTCTGTGCTTCCTGGAACTGCTTTTCAAATCGGTTCAAGCTGACATTTACTTTGATATCACCTTTTACGATTGAGAAACTAGGAAAATGAAATATCTTGCTTGCCATATTACTTTCCTCCAATCTCAAAATGAGGAATCAGTGTGTAAGAACCTACGCTTGTGATCAGAAAGACATTATCCATCTTCCTGTTCAGATAATCGTAAAATCCTTTGTTGGTACGTGACGTATAGTCTTCATCGGCAATTACTGTTTCCGGATATTCGCCTTCCATGAAGATGTCCCCTGTCGAGAATGTGATGGAATTCTCTTTGTTTTCCGTAGTTTTCCACACTTTCGGAGTGAGATAGGAAAGATTGCACACTATCCTTTCTCCTTCACGCACCTTAAACGGTACATGAAGATTAGCTGTATCAGCCGTATCCAAACCAGTTTTGGCAACATTGGCTGCCTTATCCGTAATAAGTGTGACTCCGGATATAACATGAGGATACCAATATATGGCATCATTCTTGTCAGTGTATTTGTTGAATACAGTCACAGTCTTGTCATACATCGGTATCCCCTCCTAATAGAATTCTTTTCCACATTCTTTGCACTTCCACGCATGATGAGTCTTGTACTCATGGTCCCAGACCTCATCAAGGAAAGTTGAAGAATATGTTAATTTTTCGTGTCGGCATGTTAACCGCCTAAGCCATCTAAATACCAGCATAGAGTAGGCACACTCCTTTCTTATCCGCAACACCTTGCAGATATTCAGAAGCCACCTGTCTGATCAGCAAAGCTTCCACTTTCTTATCCATTGACGCTCGTGCATAGATGCTGTCTGCTGTTCCGCTAGTCCCAGTGACGAAACTTACGCTTTCAGCACCTGACGTAATAGATGCTACTTGTTTCTTGCTCACGGTACCGTCTTCATGCTTTACCACTCCGACCGTATCCATTGATGCTTTTCTGATTGAGTCAATCTGATGCAGTACTTCTGCGACCGCACAGACAGCCTTTTGAACCTTTGTGTTAGCTCTTTCGTCCTCCGGAAGGCCATCGGCTAATCTGTCAAAAGTGATGCTGTCCACACGTTCGCTTGCTCGCTCTGCATACTTAGGAAACTCTTCCTCTGTCACGGCATCTCCAAAATATTTAGTTGTATAGAACTGATAGTCTGTGTATGCCATGTGAATCTCCTTACTCAGCTTTTTTTCTTGTCTGCTGTTTCTTCTGTGGCTTATCTGCTACTTCTTCGTATTTGTTAGGATTGCTCTTCATACTGGAAATACTATCGGCATTGTCAGTAGAAAGATACAATCCTGTCTCTTTGTCCAAAAACTTCATCTTAATTAACCACCAATTTTCTTATTTTTGAAGATAAGATCCGGTGTAACAGATTTTGTTCCGAAGTGGTAGAACAGTTCGATTCCGTAAGCGTTTGACAGTGGAATCTTCTCTGCATTGTAAGGATCTGACATTACTGGCTGCGCGATTGCACCGTCAACCATTACGAGAGCCTTAACATCTGTTGGAAGATGTACGCAAGAGTATGTCTTAACACCGTGGAAAGCGTAGAACTCTTCGTCAGCTGCTCCAACACCAGGAACTGTTACCTTGTCAAGGTATGTTCTGATTTTTCCGTAGTAGTCCGGATCCAGTACCATGTGCATCATTGATCTTGGAACTCCGTCCACGTACTCATTCTTTGTTGTCTCACACTGCTGAATCATTTTCTCTGCAATCTCTTCAATTGCTGTGATTCCTGTCAGATCTACTTCTGTAGCATCTGTACCAGCTACTTCGAAGAACTTTGTATCAAGCTCTGCTGCCATTCTAAGCGCATGGTTTGCTGTTCTCTTAGCAATAAGTCCTTCAACCCCAAGCAGAGAAACATCTTTCTGCTCTACTTCTTCTACGATCTCTCTGTCCTGATCGATTGGAATTGTTACCGGTTTACCTTTAACACCGTCACCCTTTGCAGCTGTTCTAGCTGTTCCGTAGTTCTTCGGTGTTGCGTTTGCAAATCTCTTTGCTTCTACTGTTCCGGCATGAGGATCACCAGAAAGCTCTGTGTTCTTCATTGCTCCGGAAATTGTAAGTTTCTGTACGTTCTCGATTACCTTTCCGTATTCCTCTGCAAGGAACATCTTTCCAGATGGATCGAGAAGCATGTTTAATGACTGAATTCTTGTATCTGCCATGTTTGTATTCTCCTTTAACTTTTTAAGGTCAACGATTATCTCTGATTGATAACCGTTCTATCGCATGACTACCATACTGCCGGTGGTGTGTACACTGGAGTCTTACCATCTCCTCCACCTTTGTTTGTAGGTGTTGTGAAGGTCGGCACTTTCGGAGCATCTGTCGGTGCAAATGCATCTTTCTGTGACTCTCTCAGCTCGTTCATGTAATCATCGAGTCCAAGGATTTTCTCACCTTCACGTTTCAGCCCTTTCTCTTTGATCATGTTGATAATTCCTGTTCGTGCAAAGTCAGAAGTGAATTTCTCACTTGCCAGTGCTTTGACCAGAGCATCATTGAAGTCTCTCTCTTCAATCTTTGCTGCATAATCTTTCTCGCTGTTCGCAAGTTTTGTCTGCCACTCTTTCTCTGCGGTCTCTGCTTTGGTTTTCCACTCATCACGTTCTTTTGTGATAGCATCAAAGTCTTTGCCCTCAAATCCTTCAAGTGTAGACTTGGCTGTGTCATACTGTGTTTTAATGTTGTCTCTTTCCTGTGTGACTGTATCAAGCTTTCTTCCCTGTTTCTCAAACTCGGCAAGAGTCTTGTAATTCTCATTCACACCGGTTTCGATTGTTTTCTTCTGCTCATCTGTAATCTCAAGACCAGCATCGGAAAGAATCTGAATAATGTTTTTCATGTTTCATTTCCTCCTCAACGTATTTTATTAACCGTTTCGTCCACGGTAGGGATTCAGACAGATAAACCTCTGTCAGGGTAATCGTGGTTGAGGGAGTCGAACCCTCATAACCATTACCACACAAGAACAGATGCTATAGAAAGGCAGATTCACATCTGTCCCCAGCTCCCTTAGGAGCAAAGCCTACCGAGATGTGCGATATCTCTTAACAGGATTCCCCTAGTAGGCTATTTTCTAAAAAAGGAGGCGCAAAAATATGATATAATCTTCACCCAATATCCATTATGAATGTTTTTGATTACTTCGTTGTACCCATCTTTAACTCTTTTTCGCACTTTCGTATCTTCTTGCAGCAGCTGCACTCTTCATAGCTTGCTTTCTGTCCCACCGTGCGACTTTCAATCGTTCTGCATACTCTCTCAAGTTATTCTCTTCACAAAATGCACTGTACCGCTTGTTCTGAAGCTTCAATGTGTGAGCCTTGCGGTCCAACATATTCTGCAATTCAAACCTTGCCTTATCATCCTTGCAATTATCAACAGCTGTCTGCAAGTTCTGTATCTTCCGCTTGGTGTCACGGATCCTACGCTCCTGCGTCCTCTGTCTCTTCTGCAATTCCTCTACTCTGTGGTTATCAGCAAGAGTTATCTTCTTATCCTCATAAGGATTGTTCACTCCATCACCACTTCCAAAGGAGTGCCTACAGTTCCAACCGCATAAGCCTTCGCCAGTTCCGAACCCAGTTGTCTTAACAAAGTCCGGGAATCTCTTATCCTTTCCAGTACGTGAGTAGAATCGTCCTTGCCACCACAAGTGATTACCTGGATTCATTCCACCGTTGCCGGTACGCGCTCCTAAGTGAGCAGACACAAGAACGGTATCCCAGTTCATTTCTTCCATTCTCTTCATAGAGATGTCGGCAGCTGCTTGTCCCACTCCTGTCCTCACGATCATCATCGTTGCTGACTCAATGCTCATTCTGTACCCAGTAGGATAGTTCACTTTGAGTCCTACTTCTGTGATATTGTTAATTACATCTCTGACCGCTTGTGTGTACGATACAGCACCAGTAGATACAAGATGGTAGGCATTGTCCATCTGATTAATGAAAGTCCTCTGTGCATCCAGTGCTGTGGTCCGTGTGAAGTTGTTCCATTCTCCGGCAGTAGCAAGGTAATCTCTCTCGATGATCCTGAGCATGGTTGGAGATTGCATCAGTGCTGTTGGAGTGAGTCCGGCTGCAATATACACAGCATCATCCCATTTCAGAGTATTGATACCAGCATCGACAAATGCATCCTTAATCTCTTTCTGCTGTAACTTTGTCTTGTCCGCTATTTCCTTCTGGATATCCTCTAGCAGTTCACCAGACTCTTGAAGCACTTGTATCTGCCATCGGTCTGTCTGTGTCAGCAGATAGTCCTCACCTCTGCCGAGTCTCTTCATGATTCTCTCGATGATCATGTCCATAATATTGCGATGAAGGGACGAAGATATCTCCTCCGCCCCTTCTGTTATTCTTTGTAAATATTCAGGTGTTAGCATTATTCCTCACCGTCTTTGTCATTTTTATCATCCTTTGTAATGATTGCAAAAAGCAAAATTGTTACGCAAATGATAAGAATATTCATAGTTGATACTGCCATATTGTCACCGCCTTGTTTATTCCTCTTTATGGCATGTATTGTAGATTTTCACGTACACGTCCTCAAAAAGTTCCTGTTTATCTCCATTATATGTATATTCCGCGTAGAGTCCATCTCCACTGAACGTTGTGCTGGCAAGACATTTGTAATTCTGTAAAGTCTTGCAACTCCAAACAATATATACATTACTCAAATCAATTTCCGCATCTGGTCGGTTCTTCCGATACCATTCAACAAGCTTCTTTTTGCATACACTCTGAAAGTGATCCATTCCTGTGATAATCATGATTAAGCCTCCTCATAAATAATATCCAAACCATAAGCAACCGCAGCATCATGCTCAATCTTACATCCTCTTGCATTCTCCCAGCCTTTACAGAAGTACGCTGCATGGCACAGAGACATATTCTCTAAGGATTTAGCAAGGAAACATAATGGAATCTGAACTACTCCACGTTCTTTCATAGATTCATTGCTGTACCATTCATCTGTGAAAAGAGTATTTACAATCTCATACCCTTTTCCCTCAAGAACCTTAATTGCCTTCTCTCTTGTTGCTACGATTTCTTCATCAGTCTTTCCAGCCATTGGCTGACTTAACATTGCTTTCTTCATCGTTCATTTCTCCTTTCATTTCATCATTGGAACCATATACGTTTCTTCTCTTCTTTCGTATTTCCGTTCTAACCCAAGTTCGTATTTTTCAATTTCATAATCGGTATTCCCAATTACGTTGTTCTTTTCCTTGTATTCACCAATAACGTGATTTACGAAATAATTGAATTCTTCTCGATTCTGCTCTTCCGCATTATCGTACAGTTCATCACCACAAAGCGGTAAGCAGTTTTCTCCGGTTACTACGGATGGTAACAAGATTCCATATGTCTTTTCCGGCAAGTATCTTTCCTCATGCTTAACAATTATATCTTCCATCTTAGATACTCCAGGCAGTAATGCAGTAGGCTTTTTTGCATTACTGCCTGGAATCATTATCCGAAACATCACGTACTGCGTAATCGAAGTGATTATTGTTCTTTTTTCTTCCTTGTAACGTGGGAATATCGGCATTGTAAACATCTTACAGTCTCCTTTCTTTCTGCTTCTACAACGCACTTGCACTCTTAAATGCTTCTACTATCTTTGGAAATTGGATAGCAAACCAGTCCACTATTGTTTCCTCGTGTCCAAACTGTTTGTAATGTTCAAAGTTCGGTCCTAATCCGCTTTCGTAAAGAAAAGCATGTATGATTTCGTGACGTAACTGTTTCTTCATCAAACAGTCGAAATCACCTAACTTGTTCACGTTATCAGTTCTCAATTTGATGATTTTAGATGTATAGTCGCAGTATCCGTCATATTCTGCATCTTTCATCTCTTCACGGATAATTTTATATTCAGTTCCTAATACGTTTACTTTTTCCATTGCTGCTCCTCTCTTAAAAACGAAATAGGAGGGTTCGAACCTCCATCTTCAACTCTCGCGTTGGTGCTTTACCAGTTAAGCTACATTTCATTAGCAGGTGGACAGTAATCAAACCACCTCTGCTACGGTTCTTTGACAGTACGAAGAAAATAATAAACACTGTGACTATCGTGCAAAAATGTGAATATTAAATCCTTGACGGAACTCCGCAGCTAAAATCCGTCTGTTACATAAATTTCAAACATAATTAGGTCTTCACCTTATTCAATCATGGTAAAAGTCATATTCTGCCACTGTGATGATAGGTCTGAGCTTCCGAGAGCGACTCTTGGCTTCCTATCACTGTCTAAGCACACATGGGATTGATACCCACAAATTTCACGGTTCTTTCAGAATATCATAGTTGCATCTTACACCTATTCGCTTTATTTTCATCAACTTGCCCATACCGCTACTTTAACGAATTTCTTGTGTTATACTCCGATTTCTCAGATTCAAGGCAAATCAGCTTATTGAGAATTTCCAGTTAGTCCGTAGTCTCTCACACCACTCACATCACTGGATTATTTCTGCACCGCAGATGTCTATTAATCACTGACCACAAGGATTCTGCATTTAACTTCTCTGTGGTGATACACCGCAAGGCATTGTTGATGGTTTCCATCTCCACCACCAGAATCACTCCCAGTGGAAAGAATCAGCTTATCCAATATCTCGAACAAGCCTATCTCGTCACCATTGCATCTCGGCATGACTGAAAAATCACTCTTCACCGAGGTAATCATATTTGAAAATAGCCGTATAAGGAGTCGAACCTTAATCTTTCACTTGGGTAGGGTAGAATGAACGCTTTACCATTAAGCTATACGGCTTCCAACTACACTGTAGTAAGGAAAAATTTGTTATGAAAAAGATCTCTCTCCGAGTTTCGGAGAAAGCTAACATTCGGATTCGAACCGAAAACCTGTTGATTAAAAGTCAACCGCTCTACCATTTGAGCTATGATAGCTTAAGCATCGAGCGTGAACCAAGAAAAACCGCTCGATGCATTATTTTAGGTGTTCCCGGGGAGATGACAAGAAACCGGGAATAGGCTTGCCCCGGTTATGCTCCGAGTCTGTGTCCTACTAAGGAACAAGCCTTAACCGCCATCTGACGGTTAGTAGCAATATTTATAGTGCTGTACATTGCACTGTCAAGGAATGAAAAACGAATGAACTTTTCGT